GGGCATGCGTGCGTCCCAGTCGTATGTGTTGTCGATGGTCGCTCCGGTGATCTTGGCAAACACCAGTTCGCCGAGGAACCCGTAGACGTTGCCTTTGCCTTGCCGGATGGAGTTGTTCAACTGGCCCATCTCGTCGGCTCGCCATTGGGCAGCCCGTTCCATGCGCCGGGGGATCTGGTATTCGATCACGGTTCCGGTGTCTCCTGTTCGCCACGGTCTACTTTGACGGCGTGGATGCGTACCACTTGTCCGTCGTCCACCCACGCTACACCGTTCAGGGCATCCAAGGTGAGTTTGACGTAGTTGTCCAAGTCTCCCCGCAGCGTCTTGGCGTTGTGCGGGGACGTTGTGACGTGCAGGATGGTGGCGTCAGGGGTGTAGACGACTGCTATTTCTACGGGGCCGGTCAGCGTTTCCCCTACTTGGCTGCGCCATGCTTCTGCTACGTGGTCTTCTTCTTTGAGGGTGCTGGCTGGGGTGAAGACCTTGCCGCCTTTGGTGTGGCGGGGTCGTGCCTTTACTTTGGGGCGTCGTTCCACGACGATGGTGTAGACGTTCATGCGCCGTAGACCTCCTGATAGGCACGTTTGACGAGGACTATCAACTGGTGGTCGCCGTCTAGTCGGCTCTTGAACTTGCCTCCCCAGTCTGTGTCGGCTGCTTTGAGTTCGTATATGGCTGCTGTTTCGCTGTATTGTTGGCGGGCCATTGCGCAGGCGAGGTTGAATAGGGCTTTGGATCTGTCTCCTTCTGGTTTGTCTGGTTCTGGGCGTGGCCCCTGTCGCCGTATGAGGGCTGCCATGCCGTCCAGAGGGCCGCTGCGGGGGTTGGGTACCCCCAAGGGGGCTGCGGGGCGCTCAGGGCGCTTCCAGAGGGCTGTGGCGGCCTTCCACGCGTCGTGGGTGATGCGTGTTTCCATTGCTTCGGGTACGAACTGGGTGACGGGCAGGATGCTGATGGTGGCTTCGGGGTTGGTCATCTCGTTGTAACCACCGGGCTTTCTGAGGTGTCCGTAGGGGAGCCGAACGCCGTTCCCCCATCCACGTCCCGAAAGTTCAACCTGTTTAGGATTTACTTCGGTCGTGGGAGCCTCAACCAGATCGCACACCCCGATCAGCCCACGCCGCGCATCTACAGCCGGGACCGCATCAGTGAAGAACACCCACAGATGGAACCCCTTGGACCGCGACCGCTCCACCCAACCGACCAAACCCAACTGCTTCAACGCCATCCGTACGTTGCGTGCGTGGATCATCGACTCTGCCGGTCCCGTGTCCCAGTCCACGCACCCCCAGTACACGTCGAACTCCTCCTCATGCAGCACCAGCGGGTACACCCCCACCGATGGCCCCGTCCACAGGTGGTCGTACGCTATGGACAGCCAGTCCTTGCCGTCTGCTGGTTGAAACCCACCGGAGTCCAACCTCCACGGCCTGAACTCGTCGCCGCTGTCCAACGCAACCTTCCCCCCACGGAACAGCATGGCAAAGCCGTTCGCTATGTCATCCTTGTCTACGGTACTGGCCGCACCCACGGCACTCCTCCCATTCCCACCGATCCGGCGTGTCCACCCTCTCCCACTTGTGGTCCTTCAGATGGGGCACGCCACGCTTGTCGTACTTCCAACACATCGCCCTACTCTCCTCCACCGGGGACCAACTCGTCGTGGTATGCGTGGATGGCTCCGAACTCCGGGTCCAGATAGTACGTCTGGTCCAGCAGCCGTGCCGTCCTCTTGTTCTTGCACACGTTCAGGTTGATGCTGTTGGCGTGGTAGCGGGCCTCCCAATCGGACAGGCCGTACCTGTCTTTCTTGCGGTACACCTCCACCACGAAGATGGCCTCCTGCTCACCACCGTACCGGCCAGCGTAGATCCCAGCAGAGTACCCCGGCTGCGATGCGCCACGTCCTGCTTGGTGGACAAGCCCGATGGGGACACGTTGCTCCTTCGCCCAACGCTTGATGGCCTGCGCCTTGGAAGTCACCCCCGTGGCATCCGAATCCCCACCGGGCAGGAGTTCTAAGTAGTCGATCATCACAAAGTTGGGGTCGCACCCCCACCATTCCCTAGTCTCATCCAACGCTTCGCCCATCATGGGCAGCCCTGCCGCATCGTCAATGATGGCTACCCGTGACAGTTCAGCCTTGGCGCTGGTACGCAACGCCTCCAACGTGTCCTCGTCGCCCTGCTTGATGGCCTCCTCCACATCAGACGACGACCGCCCGTGGATCAGGCAAAACAGTTTCATCGCGACGAGTTCCCGTGGCTCATCCATAGAGAAGATCACCACATGTGTCTCTGGATGGTTCAACAGGTTCGACACGATGCCGTTCAGCAGCATCTGCGACTTGCCAGTGTGGGACCTGCCCACCACCAGCAACACTTCCCCCTTGCCTACCCCACGGGTGGCAATGTCCACCTCAGGGAACCCAAGGTACCAGCGTTCCTGCGGGTTACGTATGAACCCGATCAGATTGTCTACAACGGTCGTTGACAGCGACCACCTGTGCGGTTGCGAGGTTGGACCCGTTGCCCCGCCGTCACCCTGCTGGGCGGCGGCGAGGCGTCGGGCCACTTCATCCTCACTGATGAGGATTGCCATGGTCAGGCTCGGATCTGTGCCCCGATGCCTGCCAGATCGGCGGCCGTCTTACCCGTGAACGGGCACACGAACCAACCGGGCACCAGCAGGGTGCCGTCTTTCTTTGTCAACCACAGCCCCTTGCCGTCAGCACGGCGCTTGTAGTCGGGACCGTTCATGTTGAAGTTGGAGTTCGGGTCCATCTTCTTTGACCAGTTCGGGTCCCACCAGTCTGACTGGTGATCCATCAGGTGGCGCCAGATTGCCTCAAGGCTTCCACCGCCTCCCCCACCGGCAGGAGCGGCGGGTGCAGCCGCGGCGGGTGCCGGGGCTGGAGCCGTGTCAGTCCGGGGAATACTTTTGGACAACATCCTGACTGCGCCTTCGTCGGTGATTTCGTACCCGACTCCCAGCGACTCGTAGTTTGCCATCTCCAGCATGGTGCCCCACTCTGCGATGAGGTCAGCCACCTGTTCCTTGTCTTCGTCACCATCCAATGCGATGGTCACCGAACACGACGCTTCCGCAGGCTCATAACTGCCGGTCTGCAAGACCTGCCTGCGAAACACCGTGACGGTGTTCTCTGTTTTCTTTGCTGTTGCTGCTGCCATGGGTCTACCCTTCCTCTAGTTGGTTCCATGGATCTGGTCCCGCAAACCTGCCCCGGCATGAACCCCACGCCCCGCACCATTTGGGTGAGCAATGCCACCCTTCCATGCGGAGAGGCCATACCGGTAGGTCTGCGGCTATGAGTGTGCCCGCGGAGCGGGCCAGCGCAACCAGACTAGCCCACTCTGCGGGTCCTGAGTCCACCAGTGTCGTATGCACCTTGCCTTTGACAAGATGCACGAACTGGAATCCCAATGGTTCGGTCAGCCCGTTGTCGGACTGGGTTGCTACCGCCCACGTATACGCTGCGGCTTGAACGGACCACCGTTTCTTCTCCCAATCGTTGGAAGGTTTACGGCCGGGGTTCTTCCAATCTATGATCGGTTGCGGAAACTCCTGAACACAGTCCACGGTTCCCTTCAACCAGATTTCCGGCTTGTGATCTACGACCAGCGGCAACTCAAACGTCCACTCCACAGCCGTAGGCCGTACGACGGGACGCACCTCGTCCCACCACACAGTGGCGTTCGCTTCGATGATCTTCGGCGGTTCATCCTCTTTGTGGTTCCACCGTACGATCTCGCTGCGATGGTCGTGCCAGTACCCCAACGCCATGTCCACCGTCTGCTCCCGTGTCAGCGGGTCGCCGGTTTCCATGACTTCGGTCAGGCATTGTTCGATCCCGTAGTGAACCGCTGTGCCCAACATGGTTGACGTGGACTGGGTGTCTTGACTGATTCCCAGCATGGATTGGCGTGCCCTTTCGGGGCACATTCCCATCTCGTTGAGCCACGATTGGCGGAGGACGATTCGGTCGGCTGGTGGTTGCATGGATTTCATCCTAGCACCCCCGGTCGGCCGGGTGGTGGACCCCCCCATGCCATGACAGGGCATGCCGCGGATCTACAGAACCGGGGCATGGCATGCTCAGGTCGTGTCATGGTCAGTATGGGGGAAATGGATGATTTCTGCGCCCTCATCTTCGTCTGAATCAGGTGCCGTTTCTTCCTCAACTTTACCCCCTAAACTTTCCCAAACCAGACCCATTCTAGTCATCATTTGGGAGCCAAGTTCGGAAAGATTATGTGCGAAATCGCCCAGTTCCGCAGCCATGTGTCGGAACATGATGAGCAGCCCACCGACGCTCTGTTTTATGTCCTCAATGTCTTTCCGTACTTCTTCCATTTCTTCGCTAGCCATAGGCTTCTCCTTGTAGGCGGGGGGACCGGGGGAAAGGAGGGAACCCCGGCCCCCCCATAGTCATGTGTTCCGGTACCGTTTGTATTCCTCCAATGTCAAAGTGTCATTCTGGATTGACATGAACGGCAACGGTTTCTTCTCACGGTTCGTGCGCCTGCGTCGCTGAGCCTCATACGCCGTGTTCGACTTCTTACATACGTCGCATCGGCACAGCCCACGCTTGTACGCCGTGTACCCGTGCTTCTTGAACTTTGGTAGTGGCATCTCAACACCGGGGCGGTGCGGGACCGGCGAACCGGCCCCGCACCACACCTATCTCGTACCCGTCGCTACCGCGACTGGATAGCGAGGTCGTTGCCGATGGTACGCAGGCTGATCTTCACACCATGCCGCCGTGCGGCAGCGTAGGCGCAAGACCTCATGCTCTCAGGGAGCGCATC